ACAGTATTCTTATGGCTATTAATATAAGCCATCGTTTGTGGTCCTGTTATACCATCTACTTTAATATTTCCTCTTTGTTGAACTTGTTGAATAGCACTCATTGTTTTTGGCCCATAGATACCATCAATAGCACCAGAGTAAAGACCCTGATCCTTTAAATATTGCTGAATTTGTTTAACATCTTCTCCTCGTGAACCGAGTTTTAAATTTCCCATATATTTATATTATAACATAATTAAGCTGGATAATATAGTAGTACGAACTCAAATGCGGTATCCACACCGACCTCTGGTGTACCTGAATCACGGACTCCTGAAACTGATACAGACCCTCCACCTCCACCTGAAACAGGGAACGATGCTGTAACATAATTTGTTTGTTGCCAAGTAATAATAGCAGTGTTCAATGTTCGTGCGGCTACCCTGTATCTAAAATGACCATCAATAGGTGCTGCAAATACTTTGTAGTCAATAGAACCTAGGTTATGTGTAAATGTATATGTACCGACACCGAACAGTGAAGATGACCAACCTGAAGGCAAATCTGTAGATGTACCATCTGAATTTATAATTCCTGTAAATACAACTGGTTGATCTATACCGTTATATACAAAGTTATTGTTTACTGATAGTTCATCAAATACACCAGTCTCTCCTGTTATTCCATCTCTACTTATTGATACAACGACATTACCATCACGATAAGCATAAAAGTGATCATCAGGATTTATTTCAACACGATTATCTGAACCTGATGATTGTATAAGTGTTCCTTGAACAGGATTACTACCAGGTTGTAGTCCATTAGATGCGCCAGACCCTGATCCACCTGAACCTGAACTTTGACTATTGTCACCACCTAAATACGATGACATAGAGTTCTGGTTATTTCTATAGATGTATCTATCAAAGTTATTTTCTTCGAGTGTAGACATATATTAGTTATATTTAGCACCTAGTTTAATAAGTGTATCAATCTCTAAGCCGTCAAATACTATCTGTGTACCGTGTGTAAATCCTGAAACTCGAAACCGTATTCTGTTAAAATCATCACTCTGAAATGCAGGGAATAGTGAAGAATAATCTTCATCAAGAGTACCTATATCATTCCATTGATTCTCTAAATCTTTATCTGTCTGATATTGGAACAATGTTCCAGAACCATTCTGATGATTAATCATAATACCACTTACTTGTTTCCGCATACTCCACATATCACTAAAAGATACCCATCGTGTAACCCATTCAAAATATATCTTTTCACCATTATCACTGATACCTAATTCCTGTTGGAAGACACCTCCACTATTTGTTCCTACAATCTGAGCAATAATGTTGCCAGAATCATATGTTAACATAGCAGTCGGCACAATACTTGAAGAAAGGTCATAGGTAGTCCATACTTGTGTTGATATAGTGTATCGTACCTGACAATTATTATATGATTTTCCTTCTACTACTACAGGACCTATTGACCATGTAATATTATCTTTTCCGTCATAAGCACCAGTAACATTTTCAAAATATGAACGAGGAATTGCATTTACATATCCCTTAATACGACGTGAGATTTCTTGTGGTTGGCCATCATATTGGAACCAATAGAATCCTGATGAGTGGTGGAAATAAATACCATTCTTAGCTTCGACAATAGACTCCTGAGAGAATGTACCTACGTTATACGCAGGGTACGGATCAAGAGATGTTGCACCATATACACGGAAGATATGATTCTGTTTGAATACGAGTAATGCACGTGGTACACGAAATAGTCCTGTGAACGATTCTCCATCCTGAGGAGAGAGTTTTTCAATGTAATCAGATCCACCTGTAATAACACCACCAGCACTCACAATATCAGAATAATAAAGTCGGTCAGTAGTTGCATCAGCAACCCATACACGTCCTTCAAAACCAGCTTGGACGTAGTCTCCTTTCGGAAGTGTTCCAACGTTTGTAGCTGCATAGGTCGTTCCATCGTATGTTTGAATTGCATCACCTCCAGCATCTGAACCATTTACTGTGTAAGTGTAATTAAGGAATTGTGAATATCGAGCTTTATTGGTACTACTCGTAAGTGTGCGTACAGCTGTCCACGTTGTACCGTTCCATGCACTTATTGTATTCCCTACCTGTGCCAATAATTGACGATTTGAAGAGGCGTTTTGAGAGTACTTTCCTAATGTTATAATCTTACCTCCTAAAGATGTAGCAAAAGATGTTATCCCTAATCTTGTTGTTATAGCTCCAATACGATCAAAAACAACATTAACTGCTGTTGATAATGACTGTTCAGGTGCTATGGTATCATTCATCTGAATTGATTGAATAAGACCTTCTACAGGATAAGGTATTTTAATATCAGTAATTGTCTTTGCCATATATGTGAGGAAATCCTCATCCTAGCCCCCATAAAGGAGCTAAGTGAAGATTAATTAGTAATGATAATAGTATCTTGTCCTGAATAAAGGTTATTAAATACAGATTCAATATTTTCATTAAATTTTACAAGATCTGGATCTGATTGCGGTAATGTAATATCTTTACGATATTTAATTGCCCATCTAATATATGGTTTATACGCTTCACGAAAATGTTCAGGTATTTCTTCATATAGTTCAGAGATAGGTACCATTTTCTTGTAGTAATCTATATAACAATTAGTTCCTTGCATGCTGTTTGGGATAATTGAACTAAAGTATATTTTATCATCAAACACCGTGTAATATACTGGTTGGTTCATACTTGCACGTGCCCAAATCTGTGTACCTGAAGGTATTGCTCGTGTAACACCTGTAACACCAAGAAGTTGATTTGTTGTGTAGTCAATTGAGGTATATTCAATACTCATAACTAATTGATCGAAATCTGTTGTAGCTATTTGAGCAGAACCACCTTGTGATGCAAAGTCTCCTACACTATTTACCGTGATAGAGGTAGCTCCAATAGATACAGGTGACTGTATAATCCCTCCTGTTGAATAGTAAGCTATTTGGTTCCATGAACGTTTGTCAACATATCTCATGTTATAAGGAACAAGAATATTATTTACGAGGAAACGTGCAGATAAGAGAGAACGGTCAGTCTTATCAAAGTCAATATCATCTGGTAAGTTTATGTAATTTGAACCAGCAAGAACTTTAATAGGGTGATTGAATTTTTGTTGCCAATCTTGACGGATACCATATAGCTTTGTAGCCATAAATGTTCGAGCATCGTTCAATGCAGCTAAAAGGAATTCAGTATTTATTTGTTTATCATTATCTTGAATACCAAATAGCAATTTAATTGACTTGAACATATAACCAGGTGATGTAAGAGGGTATGCAAGAACACTGATAGGATTTGAGAAGTCAGATGTTAATGTTGTTTCAGAGTTTTTCCATCGTACTTTGTAATAGTCAGAAGCAAGACCAATCGTATCAAATGTTATCGTATTCATTTGTGTTACTGCAATAGAAATATCTGAACCAAGCTGTGTATATGTACCATCGATGGTAGATGACTTGAATATCTGAATTTTATCCCACAGTATTTCTTGAATAATCTCACCACGTGAGTGATTTTGAATTGTAGCTGATGTAGTAAACGCTGTTGTTGTATGTGATGTCGATGTTACAATCTCAGCATTTTCATTAGTTAAGTTTCCTAATAACAATAATATATTTGCACCTGATGTAAAGTCAGACGCATTTTCAACAGGTATTGTTGTAGCACCTGTTAAATAAAGATTTGAAGAAAATGTCTTAGTACGAATATCCAACTGATTAGGGATGGTTATCGTATTTCCAATATTATGTTTTATGAGTATAGAAGGAAACATATATCTTTATTTTAATCTTTCAAGTGTTAATTGTGGAAACGAAATATTATATCCTGAACCACCTGATCCAGAAGAACTAATAAACTTAATTTGAACAGTGTCTCCTATAACAAGGTTTTTTAGAATAAATGACTTAGACATTGGACTTGAACGTTGTTTATCAGTAGTATCAGCAAGATCAGTAAATGACATATCAGAAGTAGTAGTAACAACAACACCATTTACATAAACCCTGAATACACCATTTGTAGCTATTGTATTGTCAGTAGACAATTTCGTCACAGTTGCACAAAATGATCCTCTTAACGTATTACAATCTTTTAGGAGTGTAAATATACCACTTGCTGGAGTTCCTGACACAAGTGTAGAACTATAAGAGTTAGCAGTATAAACAATATCAGTAGTAGCTCCATATGGAGCACTGAATCCACTATTTGAGTAAATACTAGCAGAATCATAAGTAGTTACATTATCATTAAACTTATTCCAATCAGCAGCAGATAATGTACCTTCAGTTGTTGAATTAGCTGTTTTGATTATTGGATTAAATGGGTCTGTATTATCTACACCATTACCTGTTACTGATTCTACAAAACCTGTTGCTATAGATGACAATGTGTTGGTACCTTGATCATATGATAGTCCAGTACCTATAGAGAAGAATCTTGTTTGGTTAGTAGTATTATCCCATCCCATGATTCCATCACTTCCAGGGTCAGTTAATGCTGATCCAGTCCCTCCATTACCTAATGGAAGTGTACCATTAACTTGTGTAGCTAAATCAATAGTACCAGTAACCTGTGTATCTAAGTCGATAGTACCACCTATATTGCTTAAATCAAGGACTTACAATGTCAACTACTACTAGCAATAGTATAAAGACAATAGAAAGTGCTAT